GCTCCTTTTGAAGTCGTATGGATATATTGGAGAAATAGAGAGGTGTTATTAGGCTGTCGAGTTTATGAAGATGACCCTAATGGAAAAAAATATGGATCATCCGAAGGCTGGTATTCATTTGAAGACGAAAAGTGCCGTTGGACTCATTATTGGATGTCTGTTAAAGATAGCAGATTAGATAAACCAGAACCACCAAGAAATTAATAATGATTAATTTATTGCGAAAAGATATAAAATTATGAATAAAGATTGCCCATGTTCCTACTGCAAAGCTAATGTAAATGAGTATTTTTGTATTTCATGTAAATATAACTTTAACGAATGTGAAAGTTTTTACGAATTTAAAGAAAATACTCAGCTAGGTATGCTTGCTCCAGGAATACAATTATGCCCTAAATGTCATCCAAAAAATAGCAAAAAAGATAATGATATTTTTATTGAGAAAAGATGTAAATGATAAATTTATGCCCTCAGAATGTATCTACAACAGCATGACAAGTTAATTATTATAACATAAGATAGATTATCGGACGTTGGAAATGATCGATCAGGATTTTTTAAATCTAGCTAAAAAAATATGTGAAAAAGAATATCCCGAGATATACCAAGAGTATTTGAGAAAGAAAAGAATTTTAACAAATAAATGGAATAATAACAACAGAAAAAAGCTTAGAGAATCTATAAAAAAATACAGTCAAACTGAGAATGGTTTATATGCATGCAGCAAAAGAAATGCAAATAGAAAAGGTAAATATAGAGAGGCATGCATTGATTTAAGCTGGGAAGAACGTAAATTAATTGGAATGTTTTATAAGAATTGTCCTAATGGATATGAAGTCGATCATATTCATCCAATTTCTAAAGGAGGAAGTCATTGCCTTTCTAACCTTCAATATCTTACAAAAGAAGAAAACAGAAGAAAGTCCGCAAAATTAAATTGGAAAAATAATTCTTAATTATCAGACGTAGATGACCATATTTTAAACAATGATCATCTACATTAAACTTAATCTGAAGATTCTTTCTTTTCTTGATGAATTACAAGTTTTCCTACAGCAACTCTAGCATTCTCATAAGATTTGCAAAAAGGAAATGGATAACTAGAAATTGCCATTTTTGAGATAGCTTTATCAAACATTTTTTTATTTGTTAAATAGTAATGACAAAATCCTATCACGACTGGATCAGTGAAATAAGGCCTTGAAATTTCATAGCCTTTTACACTTCTAACATATTTAATAGCTGATACATATTCGTTTATAAACCCAATAAACTTATCTTTGTTCTTACCTAAGCTTAAAAGACCTTTTTTAAATCCGTAATGAAATTCGATGTTTCCATATCCACATATTTTTTTTATAGCTGATCCTAAAATTGTCATGTTAATGTGATATTTTTCTTTTAAATCCTTTATGATCTTATAGTCAGAATTAGAGCAAGCGTAGAAATCCAGAAAATTCGAGCCTTTCCAGTTGTTTTGCTGCATATTTCTTATCTTGATGTCTTCTTCGTTAGCTGTATCGTCGATTATGTAAGCAATAGGCAATCCTATTATTCGACAAGCTTTAAATCTATGCTGTCCATCAATAATCGATAGGTTTTTTGATACAACTATAGGAGATAGAGTATACTTTCTAATAAAAGTTGGATCATCAACTAATTTTTGAATGAACTCATTCGAAGTTTTACGATTGCTTTCATAAAACTTGAAATTATCATAATCTTTGCTATATTGGATTTTAGAAATATGTGACATTTTTCACCTCTAGTGTTGATTGGTTTTGATTGGTCTCAAAACGGTTTTATACTAGAGGTATTTTTTTAATTCAATTTAATTTTAATTTAATTATAGAAAACCCACAGATTTGACAGCAGGTTTTTACGAAAAACAACCTCTCTCATTGTGCAACACACATCAAAATATCCGTCTTCGAATTCTATTTCTCCAAGATAACAATGACCATAATCATCGTCATAATGGCACGAATCGCAGCATTTTCTTTTAATATTAAATCTTTTTGCTAAATCTGGACACCAACCTAGATATTCTTTTTCTTCATCCATTTTTACCAAACATTTTTATAAAATCAGGTGCAGGTGTTAATAATAAATTTGGATTAAATTTTACATCTATATCAGGACAGTTTTTAATTTTAGATGGATCGTATGGAGGATGTATACATTCACCATTAACAATGGGATCACTACTATCTAAATCCCATCTGTCAACCCATTTTGAGACTATTTCACCATCTACATTAATTCCATAAATTAAATAAGTATCTCGCCATAGTTGCAATCGTTGCTGAACCTCTCTGGGAATTACTGAAAAATCATAATAATAGGCATCGACCATGCAATATTTGTCTATTTTAGGATCATTTAAAAATAGCATGATTCGGTTTGATAATTCTTTATCAATTTCATCGGCAAATTCTTTAACGTCATCAAAACGATGTTGAATAAACCTCTGTAATCTTTCTGATTCATCCATTTTTTTTTAATGCGTTTTTATTCATAATATGGTCTTCTTTTTAACTTATAAATAAATTGTTCAACTTCTTTGCAATCTAAATAATCTCCCCTAAAAAATACTACTGCACATCCTAAGTGCGCAGCGTCTCCTGTAATGGAAAATCTTTTCATTTCATTGAATTGCTCTAAAGCTAATTTCATAGGATTGTCTTTCATTTTATCTGAATCTATCCACACACCGCAATCACATATATTATTTTCAATTTTAGACCCACACATATCACAATTTGTCTTCATTTTTCTTTAATCCTAATTTCCATTTTTTAGCCTCTTCAAACCATTCATAAATTTTGAAAAGTTCTCCTGTAGGTGAATAATTCCAAATCTCTTTCCATGTTTTATTTATACCCAAAGATGCCCAATGTTCTGAAATTAATTCACATGCTTCTTTTCCAGTAATTAATTGACTCATTTTTCTTTAATCCCTTTTCTCTGTATGGTATATATTAAAATTTATAAGAGGTGTTTTTCATGACTAGCGGAATGTTAGAGCGCTCACAGGTTGTTCCGAATGTATATACAGGCCATTACCAGGAAGGCAAACGCAGTATTGTAGCAGAAGCAGATTCGAGATACCAACAAAATTTAGCTGCATGGCAACTTTTCTTTTGGGAACAAATGATTGATAGAAAAGTATATCTCGGCGATCAACGATATCTTAATCTATATTCTGGAACTAATTACGAACAACAAAAATATATATTTAATGTTGCTATGCCAGTCACAAATATGGTGGTAGGGCGTCAAAGACAGCATCGAAAAGGCACTAAACTCCTACCCACACAAGGAAGTTCGTCTCAAACAGCTTCTCAAGGAACAAAAGTTCTTCAAGGAGCCTATGGAATAGACAATACATATAATACAATTTCAAATTGCTTTAAAGAATCCTGTATTACAGGTTTATCATTAATGCACTCTTGGATAGATTATAGACGAGATCCAATTTGCGGAGATTTGAAAACTGAGTGTTTTAGTGCTGATATGATTATGATGGATGCATTCTGGCGTGATATAGAATTGACTAATGATTGTCAATTTATTCGTACACGTAAATATCTTCATAAAGAACAAGTTAAACAAATGCTACCTGGCAGAGAATATGATATTGATATGCTCAATGACCAGGCATATTTTGATACTAAATTTACTTTTATGCCTCAACAATATAACATCAGACGGAAAGGATTTCTTGCCTATGATGAATATTGGTATCTTACTGAGCGAATGGGCACATTTATTGTTGATCCTGACACCTATGAAAGCACAGAAGTAGACTTTGACAAAGAAGATCTAAATAATCTTAAGCTTAATTTTCCAAATATTGTGGTAGTTCGTGAAAAAGTGCCTACGGTTCATCTTGCTATCATTGTTAACAATACTTGTTTCTATGACGGGCCTAATCCCCTCGGAGTGGATTATTACCCATTTACTCCGTTTGTGGGCTATCATGATCTTGCTAATAATAACTACTCTTACCGTTATCAAGGAATAATTAGAAATATTCGGGATTCACAATATCTTTATAATTACCGCAAGCAATTGGAAATGGATCTATTAGCTGCTCAATTTTCAGGTGTAGACGTTGAAGAAGATGCGCTTATTAATGATGAAGACGCCTTTAAAGTAGGGCCAGGAAAGGTTAGATTTTTTAAAAAAGGTAGATTGCAGAGTTTAAATGATAAGCCAGGCGCAAATATAAATCCTGCTAATTTTAATGTTACTGAACAACTTAAAATGGATATACAATCAAATGCAGGAGTTACACCAGAGTTATTAGGACAAGCGGAAGATAGTGATGTTGGAATTACGGAACAATTACGTCAAGGAGCTGCTCTAACTACTCTCCAAGAACTATTTGACAATCTCGATCTTTCGCAAACAAATGCTGGTCGTTTACATTGGGCACTAATTCAGAAAAACTATACATTGGGAAAGGTAAAACGATTCTTAGATGGAGAAGAACCCACAAATGAATTCAGAGATAAATCCTTTCAAAAATATGATTCAGTTGTGGGAAGAGCGCCTCTCACAGATACCACAAGGCAGCTTGCGTTTAGAGAGCGTTATTTCTTATGGAAAGATGGATTCCCGATCCCTCCAGATCAAGTACTTATCGATCTTGATATACAAGATAAAGATAAGCTTATGGAGTCAATACAGCAGGCACAACAGCAGAAGCAAGAGCAAGAGCAGCAAATGTCGCAATTGCAAATGCAGAATCAACAAATCGTTAATGAATCACTACAATCGAAAGCACAGAGTGACCGCAGTCTTGCAGCCGAGCGTGAAATGCGTGGGCGATTAGAACAATATGAAATAGTTACAAAGAACAATGAATCTGAGCATATGAAATCTCTTGCTGTTCTTGATAAAGTAAAAGCAGCTAAAGAGGTAGAATCAATGCAAGTTGATAATTTTGTAAAAATATTTTCTTTGATAGAAAATATACAAAATAGGCAAGATCAAAATCAAATAAAACAAGAACAAAATATAGGGGTTTAAAATGGGACATTCACATAAAAATACTTCAATGGGTGGTTCAGGAAAAGGTGATGCAGGTTCAAGATATTTACCAATTGGGGAAAATCGTGAACACACACCACCAGCAGGGGCATCAAATTCATATGAAAAAGTAAGACGTGAAATTGATCGAAAAGATGATCGAGCTTTAGGTCACAAGCATTACACACGCGAGAAAATGGAAAATAAATAATAAAGGTGTTCTAAGTGGCAAATGGATTTCTCCTTTCTTTGGTACTCTTTTCTTTAACTAGTATTAAATTGGAGCCAATAAGTTCACGAATCTAACGTGATCCACTTAGAACGCTAATATAATATCACAAAGGAAATAAAATGGCAAGAATACCGATAATTGAAAGACAAACTAAGCCTTCTGTACCTAATAACAGAGAGCTTTGCACAGAACAGCCAAGGTATAGAAATACCGGTAAACCTCCGTTGGCAATAGATAAATCATACAGCCCAACAGCTAAGAAACAAAAGGAAAATTAAGATGCCATTGGTAAAAGGAAAGAGTCAATCCGCAATTAGACAGAATATAATTACAGAAGAAAAGTTAGGTAAAAAACCTAAAAAACAAGCAGTTGCAATTGCTTTAAATGAAGCAAAAAAATCAGGCTATAAGCCAAAAGGTAAAAAATAATGAAACCAAAGAAGAAACTAAAGACAGCCCATAAAGACGAGAAGCAGGACAAAGCCCTATTCTCTAAAATGATGAAAAAAGAAATGCCTAAGATGATGAAAAAAGGGTGTAAATAATGGCTAGAGATTGGCGTAAATTTGATTTTGATGAGCTATGTTTTATTTGGAGTGGTCATAAAATGAGAAATCCAAATATTGATCCCTTGCGTCAAAATTTTAGAGCAGAACATAAGAAAATTGAATTAACAAAAGAAGATATTGATGACCTTGTTGATTGCTTGTTAGAAAAAGTAATTAGAGCAAGAGATTGTTTGGAAGGTAAACAATGACAATGATACCCCCAAAAATAAAGAAACTCCCAAAACTTCATAAACCACTAGGTGGTTATGTGAATAATCCATCTCAAGGATCTACACATAGCAATAGATCACTATATTTAGGTGGTGCTAAGATGAGAAATGCATAATGGTTGAAATATTAAGAAGTAATGATATGCCAGAAGTAGGGGAAATACTACAAGCAGCTATGCCTAAATTTAAGGCTCTTATTGAAAGTATAGTACAACAGCAATATGACAAATGTATGGAAAAAGGCTTTGATCTTCCTAAATATTATATTTGGATTCTCTATTACAAAAGTAATAAATCAGGAAAATTAGTATTTCGTACAGCTATTTGCAGAGTAACTCGTCCAAGCCCATATCAAGATGAAGATATGTTTTTATGGTCTGTTACAAATTACAATGAAATAAAATTTGAATACGCTATTCCTAAAGCTTCTACATTGAAATATTTTCTAGCAAATCCTGATAAATGCGAAAAAAATCATCTGGAAATGCTTAAGAAGTATGTACATGATAATCTTGAAAAAGCTGAAGATTATCTAGTCGATGGAAAGATTACCTAAACTTCATCTTTAAATACATAAGTTGATTCACATTCAACACATATCCAGAATTGCTCATTCCAAGGATAATTCGCAGGACAAAGAATTAATTCCCCATCACATCTTTCACATTTATTGATAATTAAATTTTCCATTTGATTAAAATTCAATTTTCGTTTATCTATCAAGCACGAAGTTCTTTTTTTAAATCTCTTTTAAGTTTAAGGATTAATTTATTTTTTTCTCTATATTTTTTTGCGTATTGAATATTATATTCTCTAGATTTTTGTCTTTGAAGTTTATTTCTTTCTCTAACACATAATTTACATTCAATTTGTAATCCATTTTTTCTAGATCTATTAAACCCAAATTCACTTGCAAGTTTTTTATTTTTGCAAGAACAACAACGTAAAAAATTATTCATTTTCAATTTTTTTAAGATCTTTATCTCTTCCAAGCATATCAACAAGGTAGCTTGTTCCTTGTTCATCAAAAAGTTTAGCACCTTTATAATCCAAAGGTTTGGCCACTTTCCCTGCTATATTTTGAATTTCCCAACCAATATCACCAAGATCTTTATCTTTTAATTTTTCATAAAGAGATAATTTTCTTTTTTTTTCATGTGAAATTCAATTTTTATTTGATTTATATTTAATATTTTTGTATTTACTCTTAGCAAGAAGTATATCACATATTTCCCATCGGCGCAACAAGAGATCTCGCCATTCTCAAAGGAAAAACATGAGTTTAACAGAACAGACGCAAGCACCTGACATCGTCGAGCAGGCTGTAGAAACACATGAGAAGACTCCGCAAGAAAGTTTTGCAGAGCTTCGAAAAGCTAAAGAAGATCTCGAACGTCAGCTATGGCAGGCTAATAAAGAGAGGGAAATGTATGAAAAACAAATGCAAATGCAACAGCAAATGCAATTGTCCACAGCATCTCCTCCTGAAGAAGAATACGATTACCGTGAGCTTGAAAACGAAGAATTCCCCGATGGGAAAAAACTAGTTAAAGCCTTTAACCAGATGAATAAAAAACTTGGTGAAAAGGATAAAAAGCTTGCGGAGACTAATCAACAGCTTCTTTATTTACAAACCTGTCAAGAATTACCTGATTTTAAAGAGATCGTCACGGCTGAAAATATTGAAAAATATATCAAAAGTGACGAAGACAACCGCGAGGCTGTCGAGAAAGCAAGCAATCCTTTGAGAAAGGTTTATAATCTCTTAAAAAAAGATGCACGATTTATCGCTGATTTAGCTGCTAAACAGGCTAAAGATAAGCCAATTTCTCAGGAACAACAAAGAGTTAATGAAAAGGAAAGTAAACCTAAGTTAGGAAGTCTAGGAGTCCGCTCCGAAGCTGTATCAACTGCGGCAGCCGTTTCTAATTCTAAAATGACTAAAGAGCAACGCGCAGCACTTTGGAAAGAAACTCTTGCAGCTTCTCGAAAGTAAAGCAGCTTTACATAGGTTTTCTTCGTCTCCAACAGGAGACTAAAAAATGTCAGGGCCTACAACAACTAGCATTTTACCGCCTGCTGTTCAACAACAGCTTTCGATGAAATTGCTTGCTCGTCCTATGCCTGATTTGATTCATACTACAATGGGATTTCCTATTACAATGGATCAACAAGCAGGTGATATTCTACGTAGACGTAGATACAAAAACCTATTAACAGCACCAGTACCTCTTGGTAATGGTATTGTAAACCCAGCTGCACAGCAGTTGACTGCATTAGACATCGACGCAAGGATCGATTGGTATGGCACGTATCTTATATTACAAGAGCAAGTCATGCTAATTAATGAAGACCCTGTCCTGAACAGTGCCGTAAGCACATTAGGCCAGTCTCTTCGAGAAACAGAAGATCAATTGGCTCGTAGTATGATGGAAGGATCAGCCCCTCCGATCAATTGTACCTCTGGTACCAACGGTAGACAAAATTGGGTTATTGCCGTTGTAAAATCTTCTCTGATAGACTTTGAACCCTTCGCTATGGCAGCATAGAAAGGCAAAAAGGGGCAAGATATGGATTGTAAAAATTTAAATCATAATGTTGGAATTTGTGAATGTTGCTCGCAATATGTAGCTTATCCAGAAAAATTTGATTGTGCACCTATTGGAAAATATTGGTTTTCAATAGATACTCAATGTGATTTTCAAAAAACATTAGATAATCTTATTGATTTTGTCATTGATGATGCTTTTGAAGGATTAAGTGACACTGATCCTTCAAGTATTGAAAGATCTATAAGAAAATGGTTTAAATCATATCAGCCTGAACGTAGTAAGCGAGAAGACTATAATAATAAATGTTGATCCTGTGGGTTTAAAATAGGAAAGCAACAAAGTTGTTATAGATGCGGTACTCTGAACTCTAAGGAAACTTAGAGACATAGGCTGAGAAGACCTATGCGCCATAGAAATATGGTCAACAAGTAACAGAAAGGACAACCCGACCAATATTAGCCCTCTAGACTGCTCTAAAGCAGTTAGATTGCTAAGAACAGCCAACGCTCAATTCATTATGGATTTGATCGAAGGTGAGGATAAATTCGGTACAGCACCAGTAAGAACCTGCTTCTTTGGTTTAACTCACACTAATCTTAGTGCTGATTTAGATCAAATGACAGGTTTCCAGAACGTTGCACAATACGCTAAACATATTGGTGTATTAAAATCTTCTCTGATTGACTTGGAACTCCTCGCTGCTTAATGTGGAAGGACAACAAGGGGCAAGAAAATGTTTAATTTTGAAGATTGGTTAAATAAATCAGATCAAAGAAAATCAGAAAAAAAAAACGAATCTGAAATAATAAAAAATCAAATGAATGAATATTTTCAGCCTGAACGACTAAGTGAGAAGACCATCAAAGATAATGATGGAAGCGATAGTCTGAACTCTATGGAGACATAGAGAGAGAAATCCGAAGAGGTTTTTCCGCCTATATGACAAAGGGACAAGTCCTTCCTTTGCCTTAGGTCACAAAAGTAACAGAGTGAATACAGCAAATCTATTGCAAGCCGAATGGGGTACAATTAGAAATATTAGATTCCTGCTTTCATCAGTTGGATCTATTAGTCCTAATGCCTCAGCGAATGGTCAGGATATATATAATATATTCCTGCCAGGTCAAGAAAGTTATGACATGGTTGATTTGGACGGATATTCTGCCCAGTTTATCTATGCACCGCCTGAGATTGCGTCTCCACAATTGAGACTATATCAAACAGCAGGCTGGAAAATGGCACAGGTATTTAACGTGACTAATACAAGCTGGATCATAAACCTACGCTGCACTCTTGCAGTGGCAATTTAATAAGGAGGTTAAAAAATGGCTGAAACTCAAATCACTCATGGCAGTTTTACAAATGTTGCCTCTACTCCTTTTTATCTTCCAATCCCAAATCTAATCCAAAGTTTTGAACTCTGGAATATGACACAGATGGATGCCACTGTAGGTGGAACTGCTGGTTCAACAGCAGGAGCTAGAATTATTAGAGCATATTTCAATGAGTATTTGACTCAAGGAACTGCTTTAGTAGATCAAGTAGGTACATATGACGGATCAGTGGCTCCAGTATATTCAGGTAATTTAGCACAGAATGGTTTTACATTATTCAATAGCTATTCTCCTGCTTATTATGCTCCTGTGGCGATTGCTTCGTTTACACCTGGTACAACAACAGTTTGGACAACTAGTGCAGATCATGGATTGCAAGCAGGAGATAATGTCAGAGTATACAGCTTAACAAGTGCGCCACAATTTGGCGGTTTAACTATGACTGTTAAAACTGTTGGAACTTCTACCACATTTACAACATTGCTAGATTCTACTAATGCTACAACATCAGTAGGATTTATGCAAAAAGTTGGAAATGCCTATGTAGCTTCCGTAACAGGTGTTTATCCTGAAAATAGAGTGATTGCAAAAATCACGAATGCAAATCCAATGGTAGTAACAACATTAGTACAGCAAAATTATTATGTTGGTGATGTCGTAACATTTGATATTCCTAGTGTATTTGGAATACCTCAATTATCTGCGGGTAATAATGGTTTGCCATTTCAGGCAACTGTTATAGCTGCAAATAATGCTGTTGGTACGCAAACAGTTACGTTGGCGGTAGACAGTACAAGTTTTGGGGTATTTGCGACTAATAGCGATGCTACGATAACAAATCCAGGTCATTGGCCATTATCACCAGGTTATCCTTTTGGATTCCCTGTAATGGTTCCACAAGGCGAAGGAAATATTAATAATTTCCAAAGCTTTGGAGTTGTCCCAGCTCCATTACCTTATGCTAACCAAGATGTCTTAAGTTTTGCAAAACAAAACATAGGCTCTAAAGGCATTCTGATTGGAGCAGGTACAGGAAAAGTTACTTTAACTACTCCTGTAGCAGGTGATGGAATAATTGGATCAACCGTAGATAAATGGTATTGGAAAGCTTCAACAATGCAAGAAGCATATCCTCCCGTTATCTAAGAACAAATAATTATTAATTATTGGCACTTGGGCGGTCATTGCGGTGACCGTCCATTTTATTAAAAGGTAAATATGGGACGTAAAAAAGGATCTTTGAATAAAAAGATACAGCCTATACAGTTAGAATTTGAAAATAAAAAAGAATTTGATGAAAAAACAGAGGTTTGTATGACAGATTCAAATATTGATGAATTGGCTAAAGGTAATGCAGAATTAGAGCTAATTCATCAAGAATTAGACTTAGCTCGTATCGAATTAGAGAAAACTAGACTTGAAATTGAAACGAAAAAGCAAGAATTAAAAACAATGCCTGTAGAGGTAAAACCTATTGCTGCCCCCTCCATTACATTAAAAAATAATTCTTTATCTGAAAAGATTGCAGAACAAAAAGTTAAAGATAATGAAATGGTTACAGGTAAATTTTATAATTTGAGAGCAAAAGGTCAGCAAGCAAAATTAACATATATGCACCATGCTGATGATCCTGTTAAATGGTATACTTTTCAACATGGAGAAATTTATACAATTCCTAGAGGCTTTGCAGACGAAATTAACAATCATTATCATACACCACATTTTATTAAGAATGAAAGTGCAATTATTGATCCTAGCAATCCTGAGAGCGGTATTCATGCAGTGGATACAAGTGATAAAATGTATAGTTTTGTGCCCCTTAATTTTTAGGTTTTTCATATGATGACTTATATTGAAGATCCTGAAGTTTTTAAAGCAGTATCCTTTGCATCTTCTATGATTAAAAAAGGAAAACCTAAAGGTTTAGCAATATATAAAGCAGCTTCTTATTACTCGGTGGCTACCAGTGAAGTGGCTAAATTTTTAGGTAAAAGAGGTGCGGACAAAGCTAAAATGAATAAATTAAATAAAATGTAAAGCGGTTTTACATGGCGACGCCTTCAACATCATCCGTTCAATATTACCCTGGCTATTCACAAGCAACGGTAAAAGAAAACCTTGTTTGGAAAACTATAGATTCGATTTCTCAATCTTTTCCTGCTGTAATAACTACTACTACAAATCATGGTTATACAGCAGGAATTAGAGTTAGATTTAATATTCCTGGCATATTTGGCATGGTTCAATTAAATGATGTGGAAAGTCATGTTTTATCTGTGACAAATAATTCTTTAACGGTTAATGTAGATTCAAGTAATTTTACACCTTTTGCATACCCTTCACCATTACCAGAGGCTTATACACCTCCTGTAGTAGTTCCAGATGCAAGCGGTTTTTATTTGGCTCCATTGCCATTATTGTACGGAAATCAAACAAGTTTTGAAGGCACAGAATTTAACAATGGAGCGATTAATAATCCCATTAATGGAATATAATCTATGACTACGCCAACATTCAGTCAACTTGTCAGCTTAGATCAGATGAGAAACACATTGAGACGAATGGTAGCGCGGTATGATGAAGCTCAAATGAGCACTTCGCAAATTGATTCCTACCTAAATTTAGCTTATACACTTCGTTTTCCTGAGCAATTCAAAAATATTAAATTAACAAAACCTTATGTCTTTCTTACTACTCCTAATGTTGATACCTATGATTTTCCTTATGAAGAAAATCCAGTAAATCCAAATCCTACGCAAAATGCTACTGTATTTCCTGGAAATATTCAAATAACACCTCCAGTATTTTGTCAGGGTTATCAATTAAGATATTTCCAAGACAAAGCCATGTTTTATCATAGATGGCCGAATTTATCGGTTAATCAAATTATAAATAGCGGAGGTAAACTTGTTAATACTGCCTATACAGGAACAATTCCTAATTTCCCATTTTATAGAGGTCAATTAGATATTTTTGGAAATGTTACCGAAGCTGGTGTTATCATATCGGCTATTGTGAATAATAATCAGAGTGTCAACAGTGGATTTGTATACACTCTTACAGATGTGCCACAACCAAATTCTGCTACGCCGAATATTGGAAATCTAGTTGAAGACGATGGTTATATAGCTGGAACAGTTAATTATTTAACTGGATATTATACATTTACTCCTGAAGATCCCCAAGTTATCCCATCCGATGCCACTATTTATGCTGCTGTAGTGCCATATCAACCATCAAGGCCAACTGATGTCTTATTTTATAATCAACAATTAGTTTTTAGACCATGCCCTATGCAGGTATATCAAGTTGAATTTCAAGTAAGCCAGCAACCAACACAATTAATTGCCGCTGGTGATGCACCTGAGCTTAATGAATGGTATTTATTTATATGTGCAATGGCAGCGGAATTAATCTATATTGATTTTCCAGATCCAGAAGGCATGGCATATTTACAGCCTACATTAGATCAACAGCGATGTGAAGCCCAACGTAGAACATTAAAACAAATAAGCACACAAAGATCTGCTACAATATTTAGCCAGCCACGAAATAGAAATGGAATTGGTTTGTATGATGGGAGTATGTATGGGGGCGGGATCTAATGGGATTCAATCCTAATATACCAATAAATACAGATTTTTTATCGGTTTCTCAAAGACAAATTTTATCTAATTTTCAATCCATTGCAAATGCTTATTTTGAAAATCATGTTCCTTTAACATCTGTAGAAAATGTTGGTAAACATGAAGTTTTAGTATTTAGACCACAATCTGGCGATCCTACAACAGCAAGCGACCAATGTGCTATCTATAATAAATTGGATATAAATAATATACCTCAACTATTTTTCAGACCAGATTCAGATCAAACACCTATACAATTGACAAATGAAAATCTAAATACGATTCAGACAGGTGCTTCCGGCGATGAACAATCAAGTTTTATTGCAGGCCCTTTTACGATTTATTTAGGAATTGTCAGAAATTATATCAATCCAACTGTGATAACAGTTACTCCCAGCAGTACATTGATTTATGTAGGATTATCAACTATTAATCAAGAGGGAAATATAATACAACCTAATATTGCCATTGCAACTACAATAGCTGCTGATCAATTTACAATTGAATATAATTATACTTTTATAACTAACTTACCAACTATATATTACATGGCGATAGGAAAATGACAATACCACCAACATATAATACACAAATTCCTGTCAAGGACACTACGATAGCAGATGCTCAAAAATTATTCCAAAATAACTTTGAAACACTTTTCAATGCTTTTAGAACAGATCATGTAGCATTGGATGATGCTACAAATGCTGGTAATCATAATGTAATTCAATTGGTAGAATTATCCAAATCTGAAACAACTCAATCCCAAGAACTAGCAATTTATAGCAAAAAAGTAACAGATCAAACAGATCAACTTTTTATGCGATATCAAGGAAATGGTAAGGAATTTCAAATAACTCAATATCAAATCTATTCCATACCCGCTACAGCTACTCAGACATCTTATTTTACGTTTTTACCAGGTGGAATTATTGTCTATTTTGGCAGGGTTAATCCCACGAAAAGTGATTTTCCTATAAATTTAGAGCCAGCCATTTGCACTAATATTACAGGAGTTAATTTATGTCCGATTGGTACAAGCACTCAAGCTAAACCTTTTTTTCAATCGACAGTGGCTCCAGTTGCTAATACAACAGGAATATTTACCAAGTTAAATATTTATAGCTCTTATTTAATTCAAACACCGCCTAATCAATATTATTTAATTTTTGGGAATGTATGACTTACGATCCAAATCAACCTGAAAACCTACCTCCTCCAAAAACAGGAATTTCATCAGTTAAGGATAACTTTAATATTTATGATTCAGTATTTGATAACAATCATGAAGTTTTAAATTCCAGTAACCAAGGTAAACATACAAATGTTATTATACAACAGCAGGGGAGTGACCCAACAGTTGAAGGTAGTTTTGATACACTTTATAGTAAATCTGTTACTTCAAATTCAAGCACTAGCCAAGAATTATTTGCTAGAATACCACAATTTCTTACAGTAGACAAACCAAATATTCCTACTCAAATGACATTTAATAGTGTGAATACTGCAGGCCCTGTTTATCAAAGTTTTATGGCAGGAGAATATATCGTTTATTTTGGTCAAACAACAAATATAGCAGTACCAATTACTCTTTCACCAGCTCCAAGTGAAATTCTATGTGTTATTGCAAATTCCAATTCATTTACAAATATTGGAACACCTATTCCGAATGACGTGGGTGTAGTAGTAAATGCAAATAATTTTCAATTTACAATTACTTCATTTGCTATCACTAATCCTTATTTATTTACTTTTTATGTGATAGCCAAGCAGTAGGATACAATGAATAATCAAAACAACCAATTTCTGATCGGTACAGTCGAAGAGGGTATTACGACAAATACTAAACCTTGGGCGACACCAAAAGATTCATGGGAAGAATTAGTCAATATTTTTCAGTTTCGTGGAAGATTGGTAAAAAAAAGACCTTATAGCCAATTAGGTCAACTTTCGTTTGTAGAATCTAATCAGGACTTGGGAGCCTCTGCTAATCCATTTACAGCTAATATTTTTACTTCCCATACTCCAGTTTTAACAGGAGTTAGAATTATTCCAGGGTTTACAACGATAAATGTAAATACTGGTGAATACATTCTTACGGAAGATCCAGATAATCCAGGACAATTGATTTTAGATGCTGCCAGTACAGGAATTTTATTTGATAATGGATCGATCAATTATTTGACAGGTGATTTAACAATAAATTTTATGCTTGCTTATGTCCCTGCAGGAAATGTTTTGATTACATATTCATATGCCTATGCATTACCAGTCATGGGATTAAGAACTAGGGAATTATTCGATTTAAATCAGCAAGATACTATCGGATTTGATACCCAATTTGCCTATCGTTTTAGCAATTCATTAGAGCAATTTATTGAATTACCATCGATTATGCCGACTGTTTGGAGCGGAACAAATAGCCAGTTCTTTTTTACAACTAATTATGCTGGTGCTTTTTGGGCAACTAATTCTAAATATGGACTTCACGGTTGGAATGTCACATTATTTGCAAATAGGGCAGGAATGGGAATTACTGCTACTGTAGATGTAACGTCGGCAGGAAATAATGTTCAAGTAGGCGATTACATTCATTTTATAAATCTGAATACTGCAGTAGAAAATAATTCTGGAATTTTAGCTAAAGTTACGGTAGCAGGTGATCCATATACTGTTATTGCAGTAGGTTTTCCTGAAATTCCTACAACTCTTTCAACAACTTTTCAATGGACTAATGGAGCTACTACAACAGGAATAGGTTTAGACTCTACACAATCAATTACAAGCAATGACGGAATAAGATACTATGGATCACTCACCAATGGGACTGGCTGGGCTAATTATAACCCTCCTGTCGATCTTGATAATGCTCTCGCTGGCAGCTTACTTATTTTTTCGTATCGTGGGTATTTAGTATTTTTAAATACTTGGGAAGGAAACGAGCAAGCAGGAAGTATTTATAATTATGGAAATAGGGCCAGATGGACACAACAAGGTACGCCATACTATTCTAATCCGGTTCCAACAACACCAAATCCTCAAGAATTTCAAATTGATTCCGCTCGCGATGATATCTTTGGAAAAGGCGGATTTGAAGATGCTCCCACTCAAGAAGTAATTATTGGAGCATGTTTCATTAGAGATATATTGATTGTCTTTTTTGAAAGATCTTGCTGGCGTTTGCGTTATTTAAATAGCGCACAAACACCATTTGCATGGGAAAGAATCAATGTTGAATTAGGTGCTTCTTCTACATTCTCAGTTATACCTTTTGATAAAGGCGGTTTTTCTATAGGTGAAAGAGGGATAATCATTGCTGATGCTAATGATGTAGCAAGAATTGATAATAAAATACCAGATAGAATTTTTGATATTCGTATTAAAAATGAAGGGATGCAAAGAGTATATGGAATAAGAACTTTTAGAAATCGATTAAATTATTGGACATTTCCAAGTTCGGCAAATTCTCAAGGGACATATCCTGATTTAGTTTTAGTTCAAAATTACGATACACAAACATGGGCAACATTTGACGATAGTTTTACTTGTTTTGGTTATTTTTATGAATTTGATGATCCTACTTGGGCGGATTTAACTTCAGCTTGGAGTACATACGATACTCTTACATTTGGAGGGGGAGAAGTTGAGGATGGCGCAGAAAATATCATAGCAGGAAATCAGCAAGGATTTGTATTAAATCTCGACGGCATAAAAAATGCTCAACAAAATAGTAATTTTGTCAATGGTGCTTCGCTTATGATTGATTCAATCACTAATGGCGGAGCTGGAGTTGCTGCAATATTTAGTAGTAAAGACAATAATCTATCAAATGGATCATGGATTGTTATTACCGGAGTTGCTGGAACAACTTCATCAGATGGAGTTTCACTTAACGGAAGAAGTTTTAAAGTAATTAATCCAGGTCAAGCAAATACTGATACTTTTACTTTAGAAGAATTTGAACCTTATCCAGCAGGACAAGCTTCTGGTGGTTCATTTAATTTTACTCTTGCTATTCCATTTATCCCAATTTATCCAACAAGTGTAAATATTAATGTCGGTTCTTTGAATTTTACAGATCCTGGCGGAGATGGTATATTGATAACATCAGGTGCAAGTACAGGCACTATCGATTATCAAACAGGAGCAATATCATTAACATTTGATCCCGCAATCGTAGCAACTAATGTGATTATTCGAATTGTATCACAAAATCCTGCTCAAGAAATGTCAAATATAGAAACCATCGGTACGTATGCCGGTGGAGGCTATATTTCTAAAACCTCAAATTTTCAAATAAAAAGCAAAATATTTAACTTTCTTGGACAAGATAAACGTTCAAGATTAAGCAGAATAGATTTTTATACAAATAGAACTGATAATGGTGAATTCAAGACTGATATTTATGGAGATTCTAGCAATCAAATTATAAATAGTCCATTGAGTGATAACCCTCGAAGCAATATTGTAAAGACTACATTAAATCCTTATCAATATGGAACCGGCAATCAAACGATGTATAGATTGTTTAGTAATGCAATTGCTCAAACTATACAATTTAACATGTCTATGACAGATCAACAGATGGCAGTCCCAACAATAGCAGGAAATCATTTAGAAATTTTAGCATTAAATGTCAGTTTAAGGACAGGTGGTCGATTAGTATGACAGTTTCTAATCCTTCAAATTCACCCTTTTTACCTTCCACTTACAATGTTCCTGATGAAGAAACAAGCCGTATAGAATGGTTTGGATTGACGTTAAGTGAAATTACAGATGTTCTTAACGATAAAGTCATAGGAATTTATGTAGATAATGTAGAAAATTTTAATGGAAATAAATTTTATTATGATTCAGTTAGAAAAGCTCGTGATGGTTATCGTTTTATATTAAGAATTAAAAGTTATCCCAATACTGGAGTTTTGGTCATTCCTTTGCCAATAGAAGTAAATGAACAATTTATAGTTTCTCAGGTTTGGGGAAGTGCTTCAAAGGCTCCTACTTCTGTTCCAAATTCCGGAGAATATTTTTCTTTCTTTAGTGAAGGTAATTCGCGAATAAGTTTTGTGATGACAGAAAAACAAATAACCATTACCACTACTGCCGATATGACGGCATATAGTGGATTTATTGTGGTCGATAATATAAAAGATGGGCAATGATTATTCAATATTAATTGTAAACTTCTTTTTTGTGAAATTTTGAGCAAAAGAATCTGCGAATAATTTAAGTGTTAATTCTTCATATTCGTTGAAATATTCTTTTACACCATCTGATACAGCGTCAAAAATCCAATCTTTAATCTCAATTCTATAGTTTTCTTTTTCTTCTTCATCTTTGGAAAATAACTCTTCGCGTAAAGCTTGTACTAGAGATTTAAAAAAATGTTCATTCCAATTTTCATTTATATATTCATTAAATTGTTCTTTTGTAATTTTCATATTATTCAACCTTTCTCGAATGTTTATCATCTTTAATCATACAGCAATCTTTGGAAGCAAAAGCACCTTCAAGCCTGCAAAGTCTACGGTCAACATCTGTTAATTTTTCGTCAAGTTTGTCTATTTTAAATGAAAGACCATTCCACATGAATTGCATTAGTCCAAAATTTATTGCAAATCCTGCACCAATAATCCATAAAATTATATCGACTTTTTCCATTGTTTCTCCCAAATTAAGCAAAAATCATACACTCAAAACACATTAAATGATACGATAAAGAAAAATTTAAATGGTGGTGAATTATGGATCCTGGTACAGCAATGGCAGCAGCAAGTGCGCTTTTCAATATGATTGGAGGATTGACAGGAGAAAAAGGAGGTCATGGATCTACCTATAATAAAAATCAATTGAAAGGTCTAGATAAAGTTCTAAATGATGTTATGGGTATGAGAGGACAAGGGCAGCAAGATATCACCCAAAACCAAAATTATCAACAAGGGCAAAACTGGCTTTCAGATCTATTTGGAAATGATCAGAATTTTTACAATAAATTTGAAGCACCCATGCAAAGACAGTTTTCAGAACAGACAGCACCTGCTTTAGCTAACAGATTTGGCGGCATGGGAACTGGTGGATCATTTGGATCTAGTTTTAGAAATCAGGCAAACAGAGAAGGCGAACACCTTCAAGAAGCGATTGCAGCTATGCGTGGAGGAATGCAACAGGCTGGCGTAGGACAAGCTTTACAATATGCTCAACAACCATTTCAAAATTATATGCAAATGCTACAACAAGCTTTACAACCTACTCAAAATACATATCAAGCACCAAGCATGGGAATTGGTGGAGCATTAGCGGCACCATTTGCACAAGGTGCAGCATCTTATTGGGGTGGTCAAGGCGGTAATAACATGAATAACCAAAATTATGCAAATGGCGGTGTATAATGGTAAGCATACTACCAACCAATAGATCACCTTGGGAGGCAATTAGCGAAAGTATAGGTCAAGGTCTATCTCAAACTCTTCCGCAGGCAGCTCAACAAAGATCACAGCGTGAGACTGGTTTAAATGCTATTGACCAACTTCAAAGAGATTTACAAGCATCTGGTGGAGATATAACCAAAATGCTTCCTGCTGTAATGAAGGCATATACTTTAAATCCAGCTTTGGAAAGATCAGGAATAGCAGAAAAATTAATTCCTTTAGCTCAAAGAAATGCAGCCACTAATAAATTTCCAGTTGGCGGAAAAGGAACAGGAACAGGATTACCAACACAAGAAGATCAAGAACAACAAAAACCACTTTCTATTAATGATTTAGTACAGCCTAGATCAAGTGTTGTACAAACTCCTCAAGGTACTACCGATTTTCAATTGCCTTATGGGCCAGAAGATATTGCTAATATTAGACAAAAATCAAGACAGATGGGATTGCTTCCAGAAGTTGAAGAAAGATTAGTTAATGATGCAAATGAATATAATAAAATAGCACAGACAAAAAGAGATGTTGAGCTTCAAAACTACCAGCAACAACAGCAAGAAAGACGTGATACAATAGAAAATCAACGTCTTTTTGCTGATTATATGAAAAACAATGCAAAAGAACTTTGGGATAATCCAGATGACAGGGAAATAGCTCTAAAAGCAGCAGAAAAAGCATTAGCAGGTAAAGACTCAACTTCTTTTGCTGATGCTTTAAGTAAAGTTAAGAATGAAATTAGACCGTATCAAGCATCTAAAAAAGCTTTAGAAAAGACACTGAAACGGCCTTTTGTATCAAAAACAAAGAGTCAAAGAGAATTAGATCGTAGACGTGCTCAAAAGATGATAGATATGGGCCAAAAGCATCAACTCCAATTAATGATAGCAAATGGAGGAAATGGAGAAGTTGAAGAAGCAGATCTTATAAATCCTTTGCCTGAAAATATAGAATATAGACTTTCAACTTTACCAAAATTTGTAAATGCTCTTGAGAATGTTAATGTCGATCCTACATCACCACTATATGAAAAACAGATCGAAAGTGGAATGAAAGCTAGGGATAAGCAAATAAATAATGTTATAGATTATCTATCTCAAGAAATTAGGCCAGGAGCTGATTATAATCATCCAGGAACAAATCTTTTGCTGACTCGTTATCATTTAATGCAAAAGAAAATGGGTTACAATGAAGCTGCGAGAGTAATTGACCAAGCTATTGAAAAAGGAAAAATTAAATTAGACCCACATCAAGAAATAGATTATCAAAAGCTTGCTTATCCTCCCCTCACTGGAGAAACATACTTTGACACCATTATGAATAATATTATGTTCGGTATTACAGGGAAAAAATAATGACATCTTTTCTATCAACAGCAGCTAGAACTGTGGGAGCAAAAAAGATTCTAGATTATTTGATGAGAAATTCACCTGAACTTAAAGAGAAAATTCCTCAAGCATTAGCTTCTGGAATTACTGCCGATAAAATAATTAAATTTTTCTCAAAAGATAAAAATTTTGATAAATTAAAAAAGACAATGGAAAAAGATTATCCATTAGAAAATAATGCTAATCCACTTGTTCAAGCACAAAATGTAAGAGATAAAAATTTAGGTACAGATATAGGTTCTTCAATTAAAAGAAATGCTGCACCAATGATAGGAAATGCGGCAGGAATCGGAGTTGGATTAGCTTTGAATCATGCTTTACCTAATCTCTTGAAAGGCCCAGTAGAAGAAAAAATAGCGAAAGAAATAACCACACAACAACCTCCAATTAATAAAAATGTTCCTATTAATCCTCAGGGTGAACAACAACCCCCTTTAGATTTAGGTAATGCTAATATACAACAACCTGCTAATATTCAGCAACCTAAAACATTTGATACTAATATAATAAAAAATGGATTGGCATATAAAAGACAAATAGATGCTTTAATTCAATCTGGTAATGGGCCTGAAGAAATAGAAGCTTACCTTAAGAAATTCAATCCTGGATTTATTAAAACTATCGAAAAAGAAGGTAAGGGGCCGTTTAAGGATGTAGTAGCTCAATATATGCAAGAGAAGATGCGCGATGATGCTATGCAACCAGAAGGATCAATTCCAAATTTCCAAATAAATCAAATGCAACCTCAAGAAGGGAAGCCATTACAAGAGCCGATTGAGCAACCTCAAGCAGAAGCGGAAGAAGTAAATGAAGTATTAACTCCAAACGGTTTCGGCGAAGTAAAAATTTCTCGAAATGGAGAATCCATAGTTGAAGTTGATGGCAAAAAGCACAAAGTAGAAGATGCTAAAATTCTAAAACCTCCAAAAGAGGCTGCCATCGAAGCAATGGAACTTATCAAGAGCTTTACACCAGAAGAGATGCGATCAACCCATCACATGCTTAATTCGTATGATGAAGCTGAAAAGAAAGCATTCTTTGTTTTCCATAATGGGGATGCCTATGTCGTAGATGATATTTCACCAGAAGAATATGAAGAACTTTCTAAAGAAGTTGCAGATGCTAAAACTTCTGGCGAAACTATTATCGGTAAATGGGCAAAAGGTTACGGATCAAGGGGAGCTGGATATAACAAAGTCGTCAAAGGTCATAGAGAAAGAAAAGTTGTACCCGAACTTGTAAAAACTTATCGAAAATTAAAAGTGGGATACAACCTATTAAGTGAATGGCAAAGGCTTTTAAATGAAAAATAATCTCTCAAAGACAGACATCAAGCATTTGAATAAGCTTACTTGGATGATGGAAATCATCAAAAACCATAAGAAAAAGTCTAAGAAAAAGAAGTGATTAACCTATCGGCTATTTCACTTTCAGATTTGCTTAATTTTCTTGTGAAATACTCATTCGTAACCCCTTCCATGTGTAAAATCAATTTTATTTTTAAATAAATTGTCGATAACTCCTTTATATTTTTTTTTATTTTTTGCATTTCCTGGGTAAGAACAATCATTAAATGTATATAAATTGTCGTTTAAAACAGATAAATCTAAATATTCTTTAGGTATTTTTAAGAATCCAAAATCTTCATATTTTACATAGTCCATATATCTTGAAATACCAAGAGGTTTATATTCTCTATTTAAAGGCAAATACCCATCCTCAAAAGATTCTAGTGTATATAACACCATAGATCTAGACGCATCATAAGGATAATATCCTCCTATAGCTCTGATGGACATAATATCCAAAAAAAGAATTCCAGTTCTTATTAATTCTATAGGGTAAATTTCTCTTTTGTAATCTCGTGACATTTTTACATCCTTTTTTTTCAAATATCATATAACAACACTTATTTCCATTCTTTCTCAATGAATTTCTACGTGGAACATAAAATTTTGAATTTGTTTTTAACTTTAAATTTGAATATGTTACCCTGAATCTTAAATTAATCGTCAACCCCTTGAGGTATATATGACAAGCCCTTTTGTAGTTTCACCGATTTCATATGGAGACGCTCCGAACGGAGGCGTCGTAATGCCCACAGTAATAGCAACCCGCGATCCCACAGCTAATGATAAATATGAAATTGGTTACCAGTGGATAAATAAATCTAATGATTCTTATTGGGTTTTAACTGGATTTACAGCAGGTGTACCAAACTGGGCATCTGGAGGTAATAATCCTGCTACTACGACAGATTACGGAACGGTAATTCTTACTGATAATAGCGAACCAGTAGCTACAAAAGTTTATGTTGATGGAATCGCTATCGCTGGCGCACCAGTTGCTACAGTTGCCGTTCAGGGTATTGTAGAATTGGCAACAAATGCAGAAGCTGTTTCTCCATATACTACAACAGTTCCTAATACTGCGCTTATTCCTTCTAATATTACACCAATGTTTGCCGCTCCTCCTCCAATTGGAGCAACTACACCTGCAGCCGGATCATTTACTACATTAGCAGCGTCTAGTACTTTAAGTGTTACAGGTGCATCTACAATTGCTGCTTTGAGTGCTACTAGCGGTACATTTAGTACTACACTCGGAGTAACAGGAACATCGACCCTTGGCGTAGTAAATTCTGGAAATCTTGGAGTGACTGGAACACTAGCCGTTTCTGGTACATCAACAATTGCAGCACTAAGTGCGACAAATGGAACATTTTCAGGAACATTAGGAGTGACTGGAACTTCAACTTTAGGTGTAGTAGCAAGTGGAAATACTACAATTACAGGAACATTAGGTGTAAGTGGGCTATCGTCATTAGCTTCTGCAACATTTAGTTCGACAATTGGAGTAACAGGATTAACTACTTTAGCCGCTTTAACACAAGTTGGCACTGCAAATATTAATGCAAGTGGTGCAGGTGTTACAACTATTGGAACTGGTGGAACTGGTGCAGTAAATATCGGGAATGCGACTGGTAATACAGCCGTAACAGGAGCTTTAAGCACGACAACTACTTTAACAGGTGGCACAGGTATTACAGCTACTACCGGTAATATTACGGCAAGTGCTGGAGATTTTGTCGCTACACTTGGTGATGTAACTGTTAGTGCAGGTAATATAACTGTGACATTAGGATTTGTTTCTGCAGGAACTACAGTTACAGCAGGTACAGGAATTTCGGCAACAACTGGCAATATTACTGCGGATGCTGGTGATTTTATTGCAACACTTGGAGCTGTATCAGCAGCAACTACGGTAACGGCTGGTACTGGATTGATAGCAACAACAGGCGGAGTTACAGCTTCAGCCGGTAATATTGTAGCTACACTTGGAGATATTTCAACTGGTGCAGGATCTATTACTTCTGCTACCACTTTGACAGCTACATTAGGAAATATTACTGCCACTAATGGAGATTTAATTTTAGGAACAACAGGAAATAAACTTCAAATTCACGCTGCAACTGCTGCTAGTGACTCCATTGGTACATCGGCTGTTTTAGATGGTGCTTCTCCATCTCAATTAGTTGTTGCAACAACCGCGGTCACAGCCTCATCTAAAATATTCTTATCATATGCTACGGCTGGCGGAACACAAGGTTCACTTTCTGTCGGTACAATTGTAGCAGGAACAAGTTTCCAAATTAAATCTTCTGCAAATGGTGATACATCGACAGTTAATTATTTAATTATTAATTAATATAAAACAAATAAGGAAATTTAAATGTTAAAAATTAAATCAATTATAAATATCAAAATTAAAGATAAAGATTATGATTTTTATTGCGATCCAGACGCTCCTTTAGCTGATGTTTTAGAAGCAAATAATCAAATTAATGCTTTTATTTTGGGCAGAGTAGAACAAGCAAAAAATGCCCAAGCTGCTCAAAATATGCCTCCAGTCCCTGAAATGCCAAACTTTGACCCTGTAGATTCAGAAAAAAAATAGGTTTAATATGTCTATGATTGGAATTCCTCAATTAATGTTACCTGCCGAAGAGCTTAAAGCTACGATGACAGGAGCTAGTGTGTTAATCGGTACACTTATAAGAACGCCTTTAAAAATTATTATGAATAACTTATCAACTGTTGAAGTTGTTTTGTCAATTTCATTTGACGGCGGAACTACTAAAATTGAATGGATGACATTCGGAGCAGGGCAGGCACTTGTTTTAGATGATGACTTATGGACATTTCCATTGGGTGCTAGTTTTTATGGTGTAGGGGCTTCTGGTGATTTTTCTGTTGCTTATACATATGTGAAACAATAGGAGATAAAATGAGTCAAATTTCTAGAATCATTAATGCTGGTGTAATGCCTCCTGTAGTTCCGCTGCAATTTACAGCAGATGATGCTACAATCGGTGTGCCAGCAGCAAATAATTTCAATCTTTTTTCTAATGATACTTCCGATAATAATTCCAATGGTATTCAGACTACAACTGTAGCTAATGGATCAGACAACCATTATACACAGCTTACAAATAGAATTACTGGTACTGCTACAACAACAGATAATTCTACTCCACAAACACTTACTTCTTTCAATCTAGGTGCAACACCTTCTACATATATTCTAGAAATTAGAATTATAGCTTTTAATGTTACGGATGGTTTGTCAGCAGGTTATACATCTACTAGCACAATCCGTACCGACGGAGCAGCAGGAACGGAAATAAGTGCCAATCCCGGCATTATTTCAGAAGAAACTACTATGGTTGACGTCATTGTACAAAATCAAATTACTGGAAATAACGTTGAAACTATAGTCACAGGACTTAATCTTAAAACAATAAATTGGGCTGCTCTAACAACATATATAAAAGTGAGTTAAAAAAATGCCAGGATTTGTTTCATCAATATCAAATAGTAATGAAGCAGTATTTGCAAATAATGCAGATTTTAGTGGGTCTACAGATCCGTCAGAATTAAATGGTTTACAAACTGATGGTCAATTATGGATCGGTTCAACAGCATTAAATGCTGGCAATACTCATATTAATGTTGGTGCAATCACTTCCACAGGAGGAAGTGTCATCGTTACTTATGATACTCCAAATATTAATATTGAAACTCTGAATAATGGTACAATCACAAGTGTTTTAACAGCAAATGCCACACCTCAATTTGCACTTGTTGGCACAACTGAAACAGTGGATTTCTCTATCAATAATTTATTGTTGGGGTCAGCAGGATCGGCAATAACTACAGGTTTAAATAGTGTAGGATTTGGAAAACTTGCCCTTAATTCTCTTACAGAAGGGAATCAAAATACTGCAATAGGTTATTTATCATTACGAAGTTTGACTACCGGTAGTTATAATAATTGCATTGGTTCAACGAGTGGATTTAATTTAACAACTGGCAATAATAATACAATTTTAGGATCGTTGGGGGGTGGAACACTTAGCACAGGACAAAATAATGTTTATGTGGGACATCAAACGGGTAATGGTGATGGGTCTTATAATTTAGAAATTGGATATATTTCAGGTATTAATTATTTAACTACTGAAAGCTCAAATATTCTTATTCAAAATTCTGGTGTAGTTGGAGAATCAAATACGTTGAGAATTGGTACAAATGGATCTGGAAATGCTCAAATAAATCAATCTTTCATAGCAGGCATTACAGGAGTTACAGCAGCAGGTGCGCCAGTTGCAGTATCGAGTACAGGACAACTATCAGATTTAGGCTTTGGAACGGCTGCACAGGTTTTAACAAGTAATGGCGCTGCTGTTAGTCCAACTTGGCAATCACCTGCTTTTGTTGGCTCTCCAGTATATTTTCAAGCATATTTAACTTCCAATCAAAATACAACTGCTGGAAGTACAACAGAAACAATTATATTTAATTCAGCTATTACTAATATAGGTTCAGCGTATAATACAGGAACTGGTATTTTTACAGCTCCCTCAACTGGATATTATTCTTTTTCTGCTACTGTTCTATTTGATAATTTAAGTAGCGCTTCTGGTGCTACTGAAATTATTTTAGCTTATACGGGTAGTGTGCAATCTTTAAGATTAGCAGATTTCGGCATTTCTTCAGCAAAAGGTTCTAATTCAATTATATTTTCTGTGTCATGGTCAATGCCGATGACAAGTGGAGATACAGTAAAAATGCAGCCTTATGTTGATGGATCAGGTACATACAGAATTGATGGAGCGAGTTTAAGTTCTACTGCTTTCAATACTGCTTCAACATTTTCAGGATTTAGAATAGCATAAGGAAATTATGGTAAAAGAAACAACAAAGCAAAAACAAAAAATCAAAAAAGTAATGAGAGAAGCCAAAGAAGGTAAGTTACACAGTGGGTCAAAGAAGGGACCCATAGTAACTAATCCAAAACAAAAAATTGTTATTGCATTATCAGAGGCTGGAGTATCAAGAAAAAAGAAAAAATAACAATTTAGGGGTACATGTGGAGGCGAATTCTACTTTGGTTCTTTGGAATTCTTTCTACTATTTGCTTTCTAACTGAATGTTATGAAATTGCTTTTCACATTGAAATTTATTGGTCCGATCATCTGCATAATTTGATAGATCATATTATGTATATAGTCGTAAATTATATCGGTTTTCAATTTGTTAAAGTTAATAAACCAAAATGGTATTTAAAATAATCTTCATTGATTGGTCTTTCCGATTCTTCCATAATTTGGATTTGCCATTCATTTAATGTCATAGCCATATTATGATGTGCTTCTCTAAGCTCTATCTCATGATCGATTGCATCTATTTCAAATTCGACGGCCTCTTCAATTTCTTCAACTACAAATGGCATCATATTGCAGCTTGTCATTACAGCTAAAACAAATACTAAAAGATATTTCATAAAACCTTAAATTTTATTTGTGTCAAATATTTACATTTCTTTAGAGTGATATCATATTATAAAATTTAAGGAAAATGAATATGGGCGACAAATCAAAAAAATTGAAAAAGAAAGTTGAAAAGCATCTGGAACATGATGTTAAAGAATCTAAAAAATCCATCAAAGAAGACAAACAATTGATGAAAAAGGTTAGGAAATAAAATGGCAAAAGAAAAATGGATACAAAAAGCATTAGGACCATCATCAAAAGGCAAACTTCATAAAAAACTTGGAGTAAAACAAGGTGAAAAAATTCCTGCATCAAAATTAAAAGCACATGAACATGCTAAAGGAAAATTAGGAAAAGAAGTGCGTTTGGCCGAAACTCTTAAAGGATTAAAGAAAAAATAATGGATAAATTAATCAAAAAAGATAAATCCAAAATTGATAAAATGATGAATACTCTTATAAAAAAAGATATTCCACGCGATAAAAGATTAAAAAAATGTACATCTGTTATGAAAAAGAAAAAGTAATTTCTTCATATATGAAAAATTGCTTTGATTTTAATGAAGTAGAAAATGCTTTTGCTTGTGGAGATATATCTCTGAAATCTTTTGCTGAAATTTTAGCGGATAATTTCGGAAAGAAAAAAGCTAGAAAAATACTTCGCAATAATCTTGAGATTAAATTAAAAGAAGAAAATATGCCCTTGAACGAACGTCAAGAGCATCTTTTACTTATTTCTCTTTTGATTTAAATTTCCATTCAACTGGCTGTTCAAAGTTGCACATCTGCATATAAAATTCATAAGATTTTATGATAATTTCATTTTGTTTTTCTAAATTTGGTAAAATGTCAATGACAACAATCTCTTTTTCGTGATCTGGAAAATAACTGCAATAGAAACACTTTTCGCAACCAGTCACTAACAGGCAATGATTTATTTGATCTATATAGTAAGGAGCAATGATACCATTGATAGCTGCTTCATGGCCTTTGATTCCAGGACACTTTATCTCACACATAAAATGGCCACAAGGAGATAAACCATCAAGAGAGGCCATCATATAAGGACGAACTTCTGAAATCACCACAGCAGGCTTAAAATCAATTCCAAGAGCTTCATTTAAAAGCAATCTAGCTGGCTCCTCAAGTTCTGACCCCCGCTTCATTTTCTCATTACATTCATCCGGTGGCAATAACCCTAATTTTTGTTTCCATAGTGTTAATTTTGTTTTCCAAATATTAGAACCAGTTAAAATTGCTGCATCTGTTCCAGTAATTTTATTCGACCTGAAAGACAGCCACTCTGGACTGCCCTGCTCTAAACAATCTACAATTTTCATTGTTGCCCCTGCCTTGATTCAATATTTCTAGACATAGACCTCATACACGCAGCAAAATGTTTGGCAGGGATATTTTCTAACTGAGTCACACCCCATTCTTCCTTAATAAATTTATCAAAGTTTTCTTTGAATATATCATTTGTTAATGCGTAGAACTTCATAAACTCTGTCATGTCCTCAAATGAAATTTTTGGTTCATTAATTTCTTGAGTTTCTTCAGGGTCTTGGGGTTTATCTAATGTAAAAGTCTGCAAAGTTTCACTATTATGTTTAATTTCCTCACATTCTGCCTGCTCCAACTGTTTTTCTTGCTTTTCTATCTCTTTTGCTTCTTTTATTTCGCCCTCAATATAGCATTGACCAATAACATCTGAAAACAACCTTCTTCCTAACCTGCTCATACAGCGATTATATAACATATCACTTGGATATTTTTTCCAAACATTAGCGCCTGCAAGTCCTGCTTTTATTGCATCATCAATAGTAAACGTACATTCGAAACTATCGCCATCGCTACGTGTTCCTAATAGCCTGCACTCTGTATCCGTTGAAGTAACCACTTTAATACTATGCCCTGCACGTCTGATTAAGCCATTCATTAACCTTGCAGATATCTCCACTTTTCCCTGAATCGACCAGATCCCACCATTTAAAGCTTGGCATGGCCCAACTCCCAATTCTTTTGCAGTAAGCAGAATCATCATTATTTTAGCTTCTCCACCAATTCCGCTATATAAATTTGAAAGATGAGCAGTTTTAGCAATAAGAGCAACTGATTGAAGCTCTATTTGAGAAGGAAAATTATTAATAATTTGTGGCGTATTTTCTGTGTTCATTTGTTTTTCCTTTACCATTATTTTTAAATTTGTATTATGATAGACAAGCATTTTCGACATTCTTTGTTATTGAGATAGGGGAGAGGCTTTCCACTCTCCCCTATCTTTTTTAAAAGAAAAAATCACCATTAGATAGACCCAAACATTGCATACAATTACCGCAACTGTGCGGTTCTTCTTCTTCATCTTCATCTTCCCAGTCATCTTCTGAGATTTCGTAATCATCTAGAATATCATCAAAATCTGACATATCATTTCTATCAAATTCATTATCATGGGGATCTAAATTATCTAGAATCATTATACACCTCCGAACGAGTAACCGATCTGGATCAATTCTTTGCTCATTTTGAATAATTCCCATGAATATTGCTCTAAATATTCAGCATAATATGTATTGTAATTTTCAGGCTTGTTTGCCATTTCTTCAAGTGTTTTGCTCATAATCTCTAGATTATTTACTGCTTCATTAATTTGATTCATTTTATACCCCTTGCTTTATTTGTGGCGTTTCGTTTATGATAGAATTATTGCACACATGAAAGAATAATGCAACGAAAATAATAAAAAAAGAGGGTTTTATGAAAAAAAATGAAAATATTACATTGCTGGAATATCTAAATAAAAATGGAATGAAACATCAATTTTTTGCTAAAGAAATAGGTACTACTCCTGCAACTATTAGCCGAATTGTTAATCATGGATTTTTACCGACTTTGAAAATAGCTATCGAGATTGAAAAATACACGAAGGGTGCCGTTTCTGTATATTCATGGGATCTGTCACAGCAGGCACACTGTATAAATCCCAAATCCCAAAATCAAAAAGAAAAGAAAAGTTGTGATACATAATAATCTAAAATCAGGATCATATTTAAATGCATCGCATAATTCATCAAATACTGCTCTCATATGCTCCCCAATTGTTTGACAAAGGAATAACACACAAAAAGATTTTTTAAAATGTAAATATGAATATTGAATTTTATTTTTGATTAATATAGAAAATCGGGGAGTCAGACGCCACATCAAACACCCCCGATACAGGACATACAAATGAATTTCGCCGGTACAATACAGACATTATCAATTAAATACAATAGGTTTAATTGATTTCATGAAAATACGCACATTCGCACATATTTGCCCTATATGCTCTTATAAAGTCTCGACCTATGGTTACCCCTGCAGTGTTCTGATAGAGCTTGCTATCGCCCATTATTTGAAAAAATCACCCCTTACATTTAACGATAGAGATTATAATGATCGGCTATTCAAAATACCGCTTCAATATCTGGAAACAAAAGGTTTTCTTATTTCCACCGAATGCGATGACATACATATACAAATTTTACCTAACATGCGAAAAGGTTTCTACAACGAGCAAGAGAAGCGTTTCTGCTGGTGTTAAAGGATCTAGGTGTGGTATAACAGGGGGATTAAATGGAAATACCCCGATTTGGCTTTCGAGGTATTTCCTAGCTGTAAGCTATACGGTTGATTTGGTTATCTCCACTGTAGCACGCAGCATAATTAACTTCAACAGTTATGCGGGGTCCTATGTCTAATATTCCTTATTTTTTCCATGCTATACCCGAAGAATTCATGACAGATGCCTTCATCGAAGATATTCCTATGATGAAATTAGTTCGTTATATGATGAAAAGAATTCGTTATGATGAACATGAAGAGATATTCCAAAATAATAGGCATATGCATAAAATTATTTTAAAACCGTTTGAATGGGTTTTTGGAAGGGATATGGCCGCTAAAGAATGCAAAACAACCCCTGACATCATTCGTGCGCGAATTACCCAGCAGATCCACATGGGTTACATTGTAAAACGCCCCAGCAGTTCAACCAGCACTTATTCGGTTTATGCTATAGTACCAACAGCTTTTAGACAAACCAAGCCCCAGCAGTTCCCCCAGCAGTTCCCCCAGCAGTTCCCCCAGCAGTTCCCCCACAATACAGATAACAAGAAACCAGATGTTAAGAAAGAACAACAACCCCCAACCCCTAAAGGGGCTTGTGTTGTTTTTTCTTGTTTGGAAAAAATCAACGATCCTTACATTGGAAAAAAAGAAAAAGAACGCCTGACTAGAAAAAATGAAGGTAATGAGCAAGTTGTGATTGATGCCGTGGATGCCGTGCTGCAATCCTCGTTTACCCCCGAAACAACACTTTTAAGATCCTTGAATGCAGCCATAAAAGGCCAATGGAAACCGCTCCCTGAAAAAGAAGATTCAATAAAATTAAACAAGAAAAAAGCTTTAGAATTACAGATGAAAGGACACCAGTATTACAAAATAGAGGCTTGCGGCACGTATTTAGAGATTATCGCAGGTCCTATTTCCCACGTGGTGCAATACGATTTACAATCGGATAAATTTGATAAACAGGTTATTGAACATTTAAAAATAGGTAAACAGGCATGAAAAAACAAAAAAATGAAGATAAAAATGTAAAAAACGAAAAAGAATTTCTTGAAAACATTCATAAGATTTTACCGTTTTTATTGCCTGGTTTAGAAAGTAACCAGCTATATGAAAAAGGTATTCTAAATTTGCCCATAGAACACATAAGATTAATTTCAGAAAATGATATGTTGCTTATTTATTTATCTATCTGCATTCAAGCTTATCCAACAAACGAATGGAAATATAAGGACGGAGAAGAGATTGAAGCGGCTAGGATTTTCAAAACGCTTCTTGCGGTTGCAGCTTTACAAAAAAATAATCTTTTAACAGCAAAAACTACAGGAGGGAAACTTCTTGATGACAATAATATTTTATTTGAAATCATTGATCCTAGCGCAAGAAATTTAATAGAGAAATTAAATAACACTTAAACCCTTGCGGTTAAATGACTTAAATGGTATAATGATATGACAAAATTAGATAAATTAAACCAACTCGGATTGCTTGGGGGCGTAAAAAAAATGATAATGAAGGTAGAAATATTTCAACATGTATTATCAGAGAATTTACAAGAAATGATAAATAAATTTATTGAAGTTATTCCAGAAACTCAAATTGTAGATATCCAGTATAACCACAGCACAGAATGTT